TTGTTAATATGGTCATCGAGAATTGCGGCGGCTGTCCATTCGCGCACTATTCCACGGCTAGCGAAGCATACCAGTGTTGGCATCCGACGTTCGTTATCCGCCCGCAAATCATCAGCGACGACGACTCGACATGGCCAAATGAACCGCCATCGTTCTGTCCGCTACCAATAGAAGAAACGCCGGTCGTAGAGTATGTGCCCGACCGGCCACGCGAGCGCTACAATCGCGACCCGCTTTGAAGATGATTTCGTTTCGTACTGCTTGCTGTATTTTCCTCGAAGCGTTCATGCTTGGCCTGCTCGTTGCTGCGGTTATTGCTCGTTTCAACGGTTGGCCGGGCTTCTAAGGTATGACCCGCTTTTGAAAAATACGAAAGCCCGGCTGTCCTTTGACAAACCGGGCTTCCTCTCCCTGGCCAGGTGGGCTTCGCGCTTCTACATTTACGCCGACTCTGGCAACTCGTCAAGGTATCAGCGTTGCTACCATCGTGCTCCCCGTTAAAATCAAAAGTGGCGTGCTCGACGACACGCGCTGCCCTGCGAGTAGATCAAATGTGGTCGCGGTTAAAATAACGGTGCAGCGAATAAAGCAGGTTGCCGGAATACCAGAGCCTGGCGCGCCAAAATCTAACGTCCCGCCACCCGTTCTGGCCACTTGTTTCAGCGCTCCACCTTGGCCGGTAACGGCTTCATCCAGCCCGATGCCGCCAATGCGCTCCGCGTCGGTTCCAGGTTCAAAAGTGATATCGCCAGCTATACCAGCATCGTAATAAATCGTGTACTCTACTTGCCACCGCTGCCCTATTGACCCAACGAGCTGAAGGCCGGTGACTGCGACTCTGTTAGTATCGCTCGTCCAGCTCTGATCGCTCCCCTTGCGTTTTGATTGTATGCCATCGATAGCATGCTTATGGTCGCCGCGCGACCAGGCTGACGATACCCCAGCCGTATTCGCGCCACCAACGACCAGTGATGCAGCCGAGCCGCTTGCAAGCGGTATGTCTTGCAGTCTCGCCGCATCTGATGCGCTAAGAGGCGCTGCAAGACCAGTTAGTATCTTCGAGTTTATATTAATAGCGCCGCATTCAAATGAGAATGTATTAGTGCCCGCTTGGAATCTAAACCCCGGCCTTATTGTCCCATCGCTTGGCTTTTCGGCTTCCAGACACAGATCGTTGCCGGTCATCCGAATGCGGCCCAACCGAAAACTGTTATTTGCCGCACCGATGTCTTCGACTTCAAACCCAAGCCGCACAGTATCGCCCGCTGAGTTTCGCTGTACGCGGACATTGTTCGCGACAACCTCAGCCCCGACTGGACTATTCGCTATTTTCTTGACATAGCGCGAATCATGTGTCGTTCCAGATTCATGCGTTGTTAGATCGCTCGCCGTTAGCGCAGTAAAATCCAGATCGCTCTGAGCCACGCGGGGAAGTCCATATTTAATAAACCCCAACTGCACGGCAGAGAGTGTGCCATCCAATATGGCATCCCATAACGTTATCGTTGTGCGATTGGTTCCGCCGTCATATGATGACACTTTGATGTCGGAGACCGGAGTTGTCCCGCTAAGCACAGCGCGCAGCGCGCGTTTCACCAAAAACTCTGGCGTTTGATCGCCCACAACAGAGAATTGCGTCGAGCTGATAAATGTCGGAACGCCGACGAACGATGCGAATTCAGGAGGCGTGGCCGTTAGATTGCCAGACCCGTCCGAATGAGCATTAACCCGAACCGTTAGTGCTCCAAGGTCGTCTTCAAGAGTGTCAGCCGCATCGAACAGGGCTTGCACGTCGGAATCGATCTTATCGACCAGCTCATCGTTCAGGTCGATGTCACGCGGCGACTCGCCCAGCTTGAACCTAAAGTAATCACGATTGATACTTGGAGTTTCTGGCATGGCATTAATCCTGTTTATCCAGCTTTAGTTGATTGCTCGATAAGTATTTTCATGGCCTGAACCCGATCATTGAGTCGCGCGAATGATTGCCGGAATTCCCAAGGCTCGTTGGCGAGCTGCTCTTCCCCAACTTTGCGAAGGAACGAATCGAATTCGTCGGCCAGCTCATTGATGGCCTCGACTAGCAATCCCGGCTGCTCTGTCTGTTGAATTTCTCCAGGCTCAGGCACGCGCTCTATGAATCCAGGGCTTCGGCGAATCTCTGTTGGCATTGGGCCTTTCTCCTTTTAGATAAACGACGCGGCCAATGCGGCCACGCGCGGCGTCAGCGCCTTATTGGCCGTTGTCAAATCCGCACGCACGCGAATCTTGCGGAAGCTCTGCTTTTCGACAATCCCGTTATCAAAGGTGAGCGTAAGCGTCTTCTCGAAAAATCCATCGCCTAAATCCACGTTTGCCGCAACCGTCGAAACGGCTTCCCATACCGGTCTGGCGTTGGAGTCTTCACCGTTGCTCGCGAACCAATTGACCGCGCCGGATGGCACATTAGCTTCGACATAGATTTTGATTTGCGTAATGTCTTGTGTCGTCGGATTCATAATGCTGATGTATTTTCCAGCCGCTTCATAGAGATACCCTTCGACAAACCAATTGTTGAAATTAATATATGGGCTGATGCGCGCACTGGTGCTAGAGAGCTTGACTCGTATATCGATAGTTGTCGCGATCTGGCCGAAGTCAAACATCGAATGCGGATTGACGTTTAGCCATACTTTTGTTGGGCTGGCGATAGACAGGCCATCGATAGATACTTGCCACGCCGCTTCGGTGCCTTCTGGAATAACTTCATCCGCGCCAATCAAAATTTGCGAATATTCAACGCTAGAGATGCGGTCGAAGTAGACCCAAGATTCAGGCGCGAATTCGGCTCGATAGAGGAAATACCGCATAGCGCTCGATGAACGCGGTTCCCAATTGAGCGCGTTCAAGCTTTCAAGCAAAATCCCCGCTGGCTCAGTTCCGCGAATATTTGGATTAACTGTAATCGCCATTACCGGGTCTTGTCCCATCTGTCCACCGGTTGCTGTATAAACGCGGTAACTAGCACTGTCAGTAATCAGAACAAGCGAGCGATAAGTATCGCGCGGAATGAACATTGGATTGCCGAACACAAATTGATTGTGCGACATATGCCCGGTTTGGATTGCCGACCATTGCTTGACTACCAGCTCGCTTATAAGGCGACCAGGGAACCCGCCCGGCAACTCCACGTCGCGCAGTTCGCAATTAAGGGCAACGTCAGCCACAGCCGCTTTTGACGCAAAGGGAATATCGACGCGCGTAATGGCCGTGGGCTGCGAGAATGCAAATGTTTGAGCTAGCGGGTCGATGAATGGTTTATTAAAAATGGCCCGTTCGAAAATCGTAATCCGGCGTTCGATTAAATCGCCAGTGAACACCGCCGTCGCGCTTGAGCCGCCTGCGCCATTGGCCACGGCATTTCGCGTTCCGATTCTGACATTTGCCGGAAGCACGAAAGTAGCCTTCCAGTAACCAGCGGCGTCTGCTTTTACCGTTCCGCCGAGGGAACCGGCGACCGTTGGTGCAATTGGCGTTAGCGACGCAACCTTGCCATCGAATTGAATCCCGATGTCGTCTTCGTTAGCAGCGAATCGATAGCCCGACACCGTAATCTGAATCGACCGCATATATAGCGCGGCTCGATCATCAACTATTCGCCGAAGCTCGACCACTGAGCGATGCCGTACCCATCGCGGCCTTCGCATGCGCCGCTCGACTTGCACTTCGTTTAGCGGACGGCGCAATTTGCCTCTACGCGCTATCCAGGTATCGACCAGTTCCGTATTGATAAGCTCAACAATGCCGTCGTCATGGTCTGGCGTCAACACAATCGACGGTCCAGGGCCAGCGAACGCAAGAAATGGGTTGATATTTGTTTCTTCACTGTACTGCGGCTGGTTAATTTCCAAGACTTCGCTGTATGGCAACGTTATAAAGTCGCGGTTTACTTGGCTCGCGGTTTGACCAACTGGGATTAGCGAATCGTTCTTAACGAGCGCATGCGTAGTCTTGTCGATGGGCAATGTCAACTCGAATTCGAATAGGTCCAGCAAGGAATGATGCTTGACCTGCACGCCAGGCGCTGCACCGCCCGCTCCACCGAGTCGGTCAAATGCCAAATCGGTCATTTCGTCGCTGGCGAAAGCATCAGCGAAAATCGCTTTGAATGCCGCCGTTTCGCGAAGCTTGGTCTGATTAAGCAGGCTTTGCAGAGTATCGTTCCGGCGTAATTCCTCTTGCCGCCGTATCGCATCGCGAATCGTTGGCATGGTCACGCGATAGTTCTCAAGATCGACGATGCGAATATTTGTATTCGAATTTGGACCGAGATGGACTTCGCAGATTCCCAAGAATTGCGTCGGCTGGCGCGGCGCAACCGGCGCTTCGGCAGCAGTTCCACGCAATACTTCAAGAACATTATCCGTTCGCAAAAAGATTAGATCGATGCGCGGAAGGTAATATTCATAATCCACGAAAAAGACAGTAGTATCGACTGGATTATCTCCAGCCGGACTAAAGTCGATAGAATCAAGATCGCCGTCACTGTCGGAGTCGATTAACAGATAATCGGTCGTAGGGACCATCTGTTTCGTATAACGATACGTCACATCGTAAGACGTAGAAGTCGTAGGTTCCGTACCGCCAGGCGACCAATCAACAAAGTTGCCGTTCTGCACGAAATCCGTTGTCACTGTATAACCAGGAATATCAATGATGGCTTGGACTGGAGTATCGGGCAATGGGTCGAGTCCATTTGCCGTACCCTTGGTGAGCTGGCGAGTCACTTCAACGATGGCCGTTACGCCGGTAATCTGCTTTATCGGAAATCTACTGAGGCCGGTTGCTTTGTTGAGGCTGTAGACATTTGTACCGGTCGCAAATGTTTTTGCTTCGTCGAGAACGGTAGCGAATTCCGTCGCAAGATCGACTGGAATATCCTCTTCAGCATCTTTGACTATTCGCAAGCCGGAAATTCTTGCTTTGCCAGCTTCGATAGTTATCAACGTTTGATTCATCGGCGGCGCATTGGTCGATAGTCGCGCGCGAAGCCCGTCAATGCGAAACGGCGCGCCGGTTATATCTTCGACAATTTCCGCCAGAACGCCCTTTAGCTGCTCGCCGAAATCGATATCCGCAAGCGATGCTGCCGACAATTGGCCGGGGATATCTCCAAGACGAAACGCAATTGGTCGAGAAGCCGCGCGCGCGACTTTATTTGTCGCCCGGTTCCATAGATATGCTGGCACAACGCGACGCCATAGGGCCGTTGGGGGGAGAGCATCACTTGACGTATCGGTCGTCTTATAGCTTCCAATAATGCGTTCGCGCTCCGCTCCAACCGTATTCGTAAACGCGGCGCGAATGTCCTGGTCACTATCCCCTGTAATAATATCGCGAATAATCTCGCAGTAGACTACTGACGTACCGCTCGCTAAGGCTGGATACACAAGCGTAGCTGATGGCACCAACACGATATTACCTTCAACGTACACTGCCACGGTTGGTGGCATGATCGACGATGCGCCAACGTTTACAACTGGCGGTCGCCGCCCGGCAGTAACGAGAATGGTCCATGAGTCGGCTACTATAAAATTCTTGATAACCTTGGCGTCATTAAATGCGACCTGTACGCCTTGAGTGCCAACGGCATAGAGCATGGTTCCATCGAGCGTATCGTCTTCATCGATAGTAAAAGTATATCCCGCGCGCTCTGGCCCACCATCCTCGCCATCGGTGGTTATTTTGATAACAGCGACTCCAGCACCGCCGCCAGTGACAACCTTCAGGGTGTAGATTTTCGTGTCGAACCCGCTGTAAATCCCGCTGCTAAGCGCGACGACATTCGCAACCTTAACTCCCTGCTGGGCCTGGCCGATTGTGCCACCAGCTTCCGCGACGATTATTCCATCGATGAAGATTTGATTGGCGAGATTATGCCGCTCTTCATCTTGGATTTGCTGAACTTCGTTTACTTCGAAGTCCTGCAAGTCGCGGTCGCCTATAAAGCGCACGCGCCGATATTGTTTAATTGGATTGGCTGGTGATTTTGATGGTTGTGTGAGTGCCATAAGATTACGGCTCGATCAGCAAACGCACGGGCCGTTGCTCGGCGTTTGTCTTGGCTTGGTCCACAATATTGCGAACAAAAACGAGCTGGCCAGCGACGGATACTTGCCCGGTTGGATTAGTAGTAGGATGGTTTAAACCGTTCAAAGCAACATCGCCCGGCGCGTCCACTGTAGGGCCAACGGTCGCATCGCCGCCTGGAAGACTCCCAGGTACTACTGCGACTTGAATCGTCTTACCTGGCGTCGCGCCATCGGCGAGAGTAAAATTGCCGCCACCGGATACGTTAATCGCCGTCCCGTAGGTGCCGGACCCTGGCGCGCGCCATTCGAGCGTTGTACCGGCTGCGGTGAACCTTAGAGACCCTGTACCCGTGCCATTTAGCGGCAGCACAAAGTTAATCGTGACTCCAGCAATGCCGCTCGCCAAGGGTGGTGCCGATGCATTGTAGTATTGGCCAAAGGTAATAGTGCCCCCAAAGAACCCCAGCTCCTTCCAGGTAAAATTGGCATCGTTGAAATCGAATAGCCATTCGAATAACACGATTCTTGTTGGCGAGCCTGATACATCGAACGTGCGTGCGCCTATTTGCACCGCACCGCCTGGCGCTTCGACCAGATATTCCCGTGTAGTATAAAGCCGCCGAATTTTTTCGCCCTTCAGCAATATTTGCGATGCGTCTTCCAATGGCGGCGCTGCTGGATTGACGAAGGTGCCGTCGCCCTGGCCTATGGCGCAGTAAAACGGTCCCGTGCTATACCACATGACCGCTTTAAATATGCGACCGTCGAGAGTGACTATTCCATTACTCATTTGCAACCGCTCCTTTTTTTACGGCCCGATAATTGTTCCAGGCATCGGCGTTACGCCTACTATCCAATTGGGCACACCCGTTGGGACATTAACGACTTGACCAGCGATATCCATCGTGATTCGCATTTCTTGCTCAGGCCGGAGAAAGGTATCAAACAGGGATACATCATAGAAGTCCGCTGACATTGCCGGGTCCATGCCGTCAACAAATCCCTGATCGACGACGCGGCTAAAAAACGCTCGCGTTCCGCCAGCCTTATGTCGATTTACCAGCTCAATGATACCATCGCCGTCAAGAATCGTTTTAACGAGAAAATTGCCGACGTTATAGACTTCACCGGGAATTACAGAGAACACTTCACTATTGTTGATATTGAGCACGTCCGGCAGCAAATCGACCACTTCTGCATCTAGCCCCAGCTCGCTCTTAATAATCGCTTCGATGGCAATGTTGTTTATGCGTTGTAGTAAGATCGAATCGACTATTCGCTGCATGTAGTCAATGTCTGCCTCGGCGCTCTCTCGCGGGATGCCCAAGAAGCGGCCCCAAAAATCGGCGAAGTATTTCGTCGCCGTCAAAATGTTAAGCTGCGCCAATGCCGTATCGATACTGTTTTCATGGTCTTCGATGGCGAACGCTAACGGCTTCAGGGTTATCCAAAGCGGATTTGTCGATGCGGTGAGAACGATGGGCGCTTGAATTGAAGTCGGCTCTATACCATCGATCAACGCTGCGGCGAGTAGTTTTCGATAACGTTGATCGATAATAGTTGCCGTGAGTCCCTGATGGCGATTTATATCATCGACCAAGGCTTCCAGGGTAAACCGTCGCAGATCATAGACCACAGTTTCGACCGGTACGATTTGACCCATATTGCCGCTCGCATCGAGCGTGGCGGCGAATTCAAAATCTCGGATGACGCAATCGAACGGCGATACCGGCAACCCGGTTTGCGCGAACGCAATAGTCAAGGTGTGATTGCTAAGACTTAGAGAAAATGAACCGTTTATAATCGAGCCGCCAATGGTCAGTATTTCGACCGGCAATTTATCACGCCGAAAGACTTGCGTTAGCGATTGTAATAGGCGATCAAATTGTGGGTTCATAATTGACTCAATGTAACAGTCCCGGCCAGTAATCGTTGACTGCTAGCGACGTTTTGATTGCTCGATGGAGTCGCCATCGTTAAGTCCCGCACCCCCGGTACGGTAGCAATGACCGTTAACAGATCGACTAAGATCAATTCATCGCCTGGCCCAAGATTAAGGAAAAAATCTTCAATAGCATTTTGAACATCAGCGGCGACTAAGCTAAAACTATAGCCGCTGTCAATCTCAATTGCTGCCGTAACAGCGACGGCGACCGATTGCACGGCGCTTACCTCGACAACGATTCCAGCCGCCTTGTATCCCGGCACCCGCACCCCATCGAGCGTTTTGTAGCCGTCTATAATTTTCTGCGCTTCGGTTACGAGCGTCGAGCTAGCAGCTCCACCGCCATTATCGATATAAAGGGCCACGCGGCCAAGCGTATTCGGCGGTTCAACGGCGATAGCTCGATCAACGCGCTCTTGAACAAAGCCGTTTATATCAAGCACCTGCGCCAATGTCGCGCCGACTTCGATACCGGCAAGCGGTGAACGTGCAAGATTTAGCACATATTTCCTAAAGCGGATTTCCCGTTTTTCTTCGGTCTCTTCATCGGCACCGTTTTTGATCGCCGCATAATTAATAACCGACCCCACATTGCCTATGGGAGCTGAGAGCATCACGATTCGCCCCGCAGACACGTTGCTTTCAGTTCCTGGCAATTCAGCCGCGACCGGCACATCGATGGAATTTTTACCTTGCGCTATAGTCGCATCGACCAAGGTTACGAATCGCGCCTCGGATACCGTATCAAGGGCTGGTGCGATGACGACGGTATCTTTGGGGATGGATATTGCCGGTATGCTGTTAACCACACGATTGAATGTTACGGTCCCTGTTGCTTTTACTGGAGCTAGGCGCGGAAAGCCGAAGGCCGTATAAAGAATCGTTGGTATCGCGCGTTGGATACCGAAGAACACCTTCGAATCGAGATTCTCAAGCTGGATTGCGACCGACTCGGCCAGCGACCGAAGTATGCCACCTTGGTTCAAATCGGTAAGTAGGATAGAGAGGCCAACGGTATCGAAAATTATTTGATCGGCATGGCTTCGTGCCGAAGTTACCTCGAATGGAATCTCGATGGCCATTGTTTACTCCTGACTATACAGTCCTAGCAATTACCAGATTTAACGACTGAGGGGAATCTTCGTTTACAACCAGCGCCGTCATATTGATTTTCATAACGGATGCATCGAATGTGCTCGACACGTCTTGCAACTTCGTTATGCGTGGGTCGCGTAACACTGCGCGCTGAGCTTCCATGTCCACGATTCTAAGCGCCCAATCGGTCGCTTCCGCGCCGATATATGCTTCAAGATCGGACCCATAGTCTGGATGAAGAGGCAATTGACCGCGCGGAGTCATGAGCCTGTGTCGCAGGGCTTGCTGGAGATTAGCAGGCCCGGCGACCGGCTTTAGATCGCCTTGGTTTTCAAACACCAAAAAGCCCTTATCGTTTAACAGTACGTCTTGTCCTAGCAGGGTATCAAGACTGGCTGGCGTGCTGCTCAATACTTGATTGTCGGGGTCTTTGGCATCAAGGGGTAGCGTGATTATGTCATCCGGTTTAGCTATCATTTTACCAACCGGAATTTGGTCTACCGTGTTGACGATAAACGGGTAGTCGAGAGAATTCATCGCCGCTATTTCAAGCCAACGGTTTTGATCATTAAGAAAGCGCGACGCAATGCCGCGCAGTGTATCGCCCCACTGCACCCTATATGCCTTGCGCGACCGTCGCGATGTTATGAATACATTAGCGACGCCTTCGGCGCTCCGCGCTCTAGAATTGAACAGCTCTTTAACCGCGCTCAGATTATAGAGCTGGCGCGTTGCTTCTCTCAGCGATTGAACAACGGCAAACGGCACATCGAGCGACTGATATACTAAATCTGCCAGTGCGTTTATTTTGCCGATGGTTGTTTGAACCTCAGCAAATGGAAATTGAACAACCGGCGACTGCCGAGAGCGATAAGCCAAGATAGCATCCGACAGAACCTTTAGCCGCGCCAGTACGTCTTCCAATCCGGCCACGATGGTTTTTGCCTTGGGTTGGCGCTTCTGAAGCTCGATAAGCTCAATATAGTGCTCGATTAATGTCATTGGCTTTTAAAAGACCGTATCTTCAGGCCCTATCGTTTCTTCATGAATTACGCTGGCTTTTTCGAATATGGCGGATTGTGAAGCATCTGGCAACGCACCAAAATCGCCGATGGCCTGGTCAAGATTCGTCGCTGTATTATCTATCGAGACAAGATCATCGATAAGATCGCCTAGCCGAAGCGGCTTGGTCGGATTTAAATAATCGTCGATCACATCGAATTCAATGGTATAACGGTGCAGGAATTGGTGCGTGGTAGCTCGTTCGCAATTGAACGTGCGAAGCCGAATCTGAAAGAAATGCAAATCGGTTATATCGAGAAAAATCCACTTGGCGGCATTATTACGAACAGTGATTTGCGCTTCGTTATAAAACGCCGCATGCATTGTTTCGAGATACTTGTAGTGTAGTTGGCCCGATAAGGGCGCGCCGAACGCGCCGATTTGCGGGCGCACGCCAAAGCCGAATGTGCCGCGCAGCGAGCCGTGTTGCAATCCTGCCCCGAAGAAGTTTTCAAACTTTCCGTTGATGGTTTGCACGATGCCGCCGCGCGATGGGGTTGCCAGAGCAAACGATTCGGGGTTGATCGGAAAGAGAAAAAACGCCGCACCGCGCACGCCCGTAGAGCGAAACACAAACGGAAAACTCTGCGCGAAACGTAGGGATCGAGAAGGCAATACGGTTGCCATAAAATCAGCTCGCTATTATTACATGGCCGCTGCCGGTTGTCGGATGGCCACAACTCGCATTATCGCCGAATCTACAAACCGGAATGCCGTTTATTTTTACGAACGCGCTCCCTTGAGCCATGACCCAAAACCCGGCGCAGTGAATAATAGGGAACGGGCAAGGGGGATGGCTGTCGCCTTCCCAGCCAATAACTACCGCCAGTTCGCCATTGATTCGCACAAAGCCTTGCGGCCCGCTTCGTTGGGTGCCGGTTCCGCCAACAGCATCGATGTTATTTCGCGCTACAAGCGGCATCTGGTTTAAATCTCAGTCATGTTAATCAATGGCGCTCTCAGTTCAATTTCCGTTGCTGACTCAAGGGTCATCTTCCCAGCACTAATGACCGTTGCTTCCCCTCCGACTTCGGCCATGAGATTGCCGCCGACGATAACATTTGCATTGCCCTCAATGGTAATAATGGCGTTCCCTTTTACCAGCGCGTTCAAATCCTTCTCGACGTTTATAATAAGATCACCGCCGCTTGGCGCGTCGAAGGTCATAAACGTTCCCGCTTCGTCTTCGATATGAATGGTGCCATCTTCGGCGTCTTTTGAAATGATGGTTATTTTTCCGCTCTTTGCTTTCGGGGTTCGAATGGTAATATCGCCTACTTCCGATTCGCCTGTATCAATTATGATATTGCCGATTTTCGAACGAGTCGCGATTATCACTGTGCCATCCGACGCATCGAGCGTTTGCAGGATGATCATTCCTGGCGGCTCGACATTGCCCTGGCTCTTGCCGGTCAAAACAGTAAATACGCCTTGTTCAGCATCGGCCAAATCGAATAAAACATTGCCCTGTTTGGCGAACGCGGTCTGCACCTTGAAGTTGCCTTCGTCGTTTGCTTCTTCTACTTCTTCGCGCACGGCAATCTGAATTTTTCGGTCTTCGAACGCATCCTTAACGTCAAGGTCTACTTTCTTTTCGCTAACGACTATGCGCCCGGTAGCAAAGCCGATATTGCCCTTTCTTGCGCCGCGCGTTGACACTACGACATTGCCTTCAGGGTCCGGCGCTGTCGTTCGTATGGCCCGCTTGTAATCATAGCTGCCATATGTTTCTGTCTCGATGGGATTCCGAGTGATAGTCGTCTGGATATTCAGATTCCCGCGATTGTCTATCTCAAGAGCCGTGCCGTTTTGGACGCGCGTCCAACGTGGGGTTTCGCTTATAGTCGGTTGAAGCCGCGAGCGAAATTCTTCCGTCAATCGCCCCTGATCGTCGAAAATCGTTACGGCTTGAGCTTCTTTCGGAAAGAGACTCTCTGACAGTTTGCGGTTAACATGGACAAGCGCCTGGTTTGACACCGGGCAAAAGCCAGTGATGGCCGCTTCGCGGTTCGGTCCTGGTGGGCCGATAAACTGGACTATACAGATTGTTCCGACTTCTGGCGACCAGCTCTCGCCGGTATAGACCA